ACAGTTCAAAAGTCAGTTCTTCGTTAAGTATCTTATCAACGGTAACTGATGGGTGCCTGGTCTCTCGGAGTGTCTCTGGAGAGATGTTGTACTGCATAATAAGGTGAGGATAGAGAGAGTTAAGGTCAAAAGACACAACCCAATCATACTTTCCCGGAACCGGTTGTTTAACATACGCACCTGCATACTTTGCATCCTTGTCTGAACGTTCTTTGGGTGGAATTACAATGTTTCTCTTTTTGAGATAATTGTAAATGATCGCGTCCCACATACGAACTTGATAGAATACATCATTATAATTCACCTTAGCATCATATGCCATGGTGATTGCAAGTTCAATCAATTTCATCTTGTCTTCCATTCGGTCAACAAGTTCCACGTCAATGATATTGTATTCTACAAACTTCTGCCACCCTTTAGTATAGAAATCTTTAAAAGTATCAAACTCAGAGTGATCAAGTTTTTTCTGCCCGAGTTCTACACTCGCAATATAGTCCAACCGATAAGACTCTTGTGCCTTGTATGTGAACTTCTTATACAGATTTAGATAATCAAGTTGAGTGACACCACCAACATCATAAGAAATATGTTTGCGACCCATAATAATAGTCTCGCGTTCAGTCACCAACCCCCAAGGTGAAAGTCGTTTCATTAACTTTTCGCCAAGAATACGATCAATACGACGAACCAGATATGGCATATCATAGAGTTCACTATTCCATCCAGTTACAACTTCGGGAGTATTGGTTTCAATCATCCACCAGTTTATAAAGTCATTCAGTAACTCATATTCTGTTCTGAATTCTTTATAGATAACATTCTCTTGTTTGTTATTGAAAGGTCCCTGACCCCATGTGCGAATCTGTTTAGTGGTATAATCTTGCACAGTAATAAGCAAAATTTCTTCTGCTGCAGATTCTACATCGGGGAATCCATTTTCAGATTTGACCTCAATATCAATTGTAGAAATTTTAACTTTACTAGTGTCAAATTTAATCTCTTCCTCAGGATACATCTCAGAGAGATACTGATAGATGTATCTTTCATTTCCATAGATTTTGAAGTTTTCTACACCATCATATTTCTTGATAAACTCCCTACAATCACGAACGGTGCCAGGTTCTATTGATTCAACATAGTCTCCCTCAAGAGTTTTATACTTTGTCTTTTTATTGGAGGGTACAAAAAGTGTGGGATAAAACTTTTCCCTTGTAGCAAAGTGCCTTCCATTCTCATATCCACGGACCAGAAAGTGGTCACCGACCATTTGAACGTTGGTGTAAAATCTCATTATGAATCCTTTGGTGACGAACGTTGGTCTCAAACTTCTCTGTGTATATTATAGCATTCTTTCAGGCAAATTCCTCAAATGCACTGATAAACATGGCAAAGTAGTGCCAGTGATTTGGAGGAATATATTGCGGTGACATGCACACGAAGATGTGATCAAAATTATAATTATCGAACTTATAATCTTCTTTCTCTACATTTCTATAATTAGGAACTACCTCAGCATTAAATTTATTACGTTCTTTATTCCCACTATTTTTATTACCAATCCAGGTAAAAGAATTTAACTTTCCTTTCCCCCCCAACCAGGCACCCCAGTTCCCTTCATGAACTCTATTGTGTTCCATAATTTCATAAAACTCTGCCTGATATGCGTATTCGTCAGGCAGCTTCCTAGTATAATCTCCACCAAAAACATCATCATGATGATCTATATTAATTAGATCAATATTTTCATGCTCGGCAATACTGAATAGAATAGAATCATGCTCATAACCAAAAGAGACACTATCGCAATTGCGAAGTGCCTTTAAAAAAGTATTATAACAAAACAATAGATTTGATTGATCAATACGAAAATGACTTTCATTAAAATCAGTTTTGTTAAAAAATTGTTCCCATCTTATTGTTGGATTTTCATTAAACATCAGATTATTATAGAGTTCAATAACCGGACCCATAATGTAATCTAGATCAATGCTTAAGACTCTCATTCAGAGATTTCCATGTATAATTTGATAATAGAACTTTTTGGTTCAACGATTGTTAAGATATCTTCCGATCTAAACAACAAATCTTTTTGTTCCGTGCAGGTCAACCAAGAACTTACTGTATCATCAGAATTAACCAAAGCAACATTAGAGATTTTACAATTTGGATCTCCAATTTCTGCATCAATCTCTTCAATTTTTGCAATTAAAATTAGACCATTTTGAAGAACTAAACACTTAATCATCTTCTTCCCCTACTCTATCTACATACATCTCTTTGATTGATTGTATGGGGTCAACCATGGTGACTAACCAATCAGTTGGAACCGGAATTTGATCCTCAGATGTCAATAAAATCCATGGAGATAATGCAACTTGAACCTCTCCATCAGAAACCTGCTTTTCTTCAGAAAGAAGAATTGGTTTGCGATATTCTATTTTATGAGGTTTACCAAAAAGATATCCACATACCTTATCTTCAACAATAAGTTCTTTTGCATCAGTGATTACGGATTCACCAGATTTTAATATTACAAGTTTAATACTCATTTTCCTCCTGTATCATAGTTCAGTTTGTCATCTTGTTCTTTCAATTTCCTTCTGCGAATGTCTTCATGCAATTTTTCTATTGCTTTACGAACCTCATCAGTTTCTTCCCACTCAAAGGTGTCTCCAGATTTATTTGTGTGTTTTTTCTTTGCCATTGTGGTTTATGCAGATTTTCATTATAAAGGATAACTAAAAGTTTGTCAAGCTAAACAAGCATACCTTTGTCGCTCATATAATGAAGTGTATCGTGCATATTACCAAGATGCTTGGCACCAATAGAGACCTGTGGATATGTTGCTTCGGATCCAAATTCTGCTTCAAATGCTCTTTGAGTGAAGTGTTCATTGAGATTATATTCCAAAAACTCCCCATCTAATGCTCTTAAGAGTGCTGCTATACGCTCACACTCTTGACTACCGTTACTATAAATTACTGCTTGCATGGTTTTTCTTTGTATGTAATAGTTATTTGTTTGTATACTTCATCTCGATTATCACTATTGTATACATTACAACGTTCGATCTTAGCATCTAAGATCTTCACTACATTATCTATCTGTAAATTAACTACAAAATCTTTGAATACAGGAGTGAGTCCTATCTTATTAGATCCTGGTGCGTTAAAATCATCCATTGTCAATACCTTTGGGAAAGTTTTCAATCTCAGTTAGTTCATAGTCCCAGTCTTCCATGACTGTGTTGGCAAGAAATCTATCAGAGAGCATTTCAAGTTCCTTCTCGGCATACTCTCTGGTCTCTGCTTCTAACCAAACATCAATCACTTTACCCAATCTAAGTTTTTTAATATCTAACTCAGACAATCGCTTACAGGCATCTCTCACAGCATTACCAGGAGAGTCATCAACCTGTGACCTCAAACGAACAAATACAAGTGCTTTAAACTTCATTATTATAATATGCGATAGTTGCATGGAACTTATCTATGGGATCAACAGTCTCTCCCAATGCACTCCTTATTCTTACTTTCACTTCTTCGTTACTAATCTCTTTCAAGATCTGTCGCAATTCATCATCGTCAAACTTGACGTAATAGTTATTATAATGCTTCATTTTTTTCTCTCTCATCAAGTGCTTCGTTGATAATCTGCTTCAACTCAATACGTTCTTCTGGCGTGAAGATTGTACGGTGCTTTACTGGCATAGGATCGTAACTACTTGGTTTCTTTGATTTACCAGGAAGACTCATTCCCTGCGTATCAATTTTATCCATTGTTCTTCTTTATCCAGCAAGGTTTACATAGCGAATTTGTCCAACTACCATCAGGTGCTTGATTCGCTGGAACCATTTTACCACACCCAACACATTTTGTCTCCCACATCTTCATAATGTTCTCTCCAATCTTTCGGTTGGTTGATCTGGAAAGTCTCTAGGACGACTATCCAACGCATTATCAGTTCTAGGTGAACCTTCGTTCATTTTTTCAGTATGTTGAAATGATACTCTCTTATATCTATTTGCCCAGACGTCTGGCATCCAATAAGTTACTTGCCAATCAATAGTAGGATTTAACTCCAGATGCTTTTCCGCAGAGTGATTGAAGATGCCAATCTGAATATATCCATCATGAGTGACGCATTCATTGTCACCAGTATTAACTACAAATAGTTGTTTCAAAAAAGCACCTCATCGGGGTTGAGATTTTTTACAAATTGCACAGGATCCTTTTCGGACTTGTGAACCCAATGATAGCGCATACATTCAAACATGGGATTCCATGTCGTGACACACACATAATCCGGTTTTTTATTTTTCATAATTTTTGATTAATCGTTCAACTTGTTTCTTGTCAGATCCACAAGGAGCGTTTTTTAAACATATAATAATCAATTCATTATCACTGATAGAAGGTTTAATTGTAAATCCCCACTTATCAACTTCACCTTCAGTAGGTGCTTCAACGTAATCAAATTCACTTGGCATTAATCTCTTTGCCTCCAATCATCAGGTTTGTCAGTGTGGAACCAATCCTTAATATCGTCAGCATCAGTGAATCCCTTCTTATGGTTGGATGGATCGGGATCCCCTAAACCCATCCTATTCAGAAAATCGTCTGTGCTACCTTCTTCGATATTTTGTGATGCTTGGCGTCTCGCCATTTTTAACATCTCATTAGCAGATGTATTTGCCTTAGCAAGTTTCTGTGCCCAGATCATATCATCTAATTTTACATCTTCATTATTTGCGATACATTTACAGATAAACTCTAATTTTAATCTATACTGAGTAGATAGCATACTCCTCTCACTAACGTTGATATTTAGATACAAAAAAAGAGGGGCATTAACTGGATTTTGCCAGTTACCCCTCCGTCGGCGACGACGATATTCAGTTTTATTTAGTATTTATTTTTTAGGGGTAAGTGCAAATGCTCCACTCATTACTGCGCCAAAAATGACAAAGGTTGCTAAGATTTCCATATACTAAGAAACAAATGTAGTAATGGGAACTCCAATAAAAATAGTCATTAGAGTTCCAGCTGCTAAGGCAGTGGTAGTGAAGTTCATTGATGCCTCCTAATCGATTACATAATTATATAGAGTATAGTGTATCATAGTGATACACTTCTGTATCAACCGCAGCAAAAATCAGTTAGGGTATCAAAACCAGACTTTCTTTTGATGATGTTCAGGTACAATTCTTCCCAGAACAATACTTAACAACCCATCCTCAAATTCAACTGATCTAACTTCCGTGTCCTCTGCCAATGTCCAAGATCTGGTGAAAGATCGTTGAGCCATTCCTCTGTGGACATAAGTGGTTTCTGATTCGGTATCCTCTTTCTGTCCTTCGACAAAGAGTTTTCCGTCTTGTGTGTAGACATTTACTTC